GCCCCAGATTGACCCCCAGTTTCCCGCACCTGCTCAGCCCCAGCAGTCCAGGTACAGGCAATTCCGAACTCTGGCCCGTAAATTGCCTGACCGGTCCACTGATCAAGAGAAATGAAAGGTTTAACAGTAGCAATATTTTTGTAGCTCCAGCGAGCAACGCTACTCATGACACCCCCCTTTTGCAGTCCACAATCCCCCGTAACTGGAAGCAAACGGGTTATCCGGGATTAACCCATCGGTACACCCAAACTTATCTAGACTACGTAGTAACCTTAACTGGGAGCTCCACCGCTCTTTCATCCCCAGGTAGCGAAACGATTGCGAAGCTCCGCTGGGGGCGGTCTGACTGGAGACATATTTATCACCTTGAGCCAAGCCGAGTATCCCCAATAAGTATGACTGGATCAGTAGCGCAGTTCCAGGTGGGTAATTTTCACTCAAGCAACTTGAAATGCTATTTACGTGTTCCACTAAGGCAGTCAACAGAAACCCTGGCAGCGTCAACCCGACGGAATCCAGGTACTCTCGGGCTTGCTCTTGGGTAATCATTTGTATAACTCCAGATAAAGCTTCGACTTGCTATAAAAATGATCAACTCCTAAAAGCAAGCTTTACGATTTAGGAGTTGATTTAAATTTTACCTCTGAGCAGGGGTTAGTCTTCCCCTTCGACCCCGCTTACGAGAATCCACGGATCCTTCAGACTCGTCTTTCTCGGACTCGTCTTCTTCTGGCTTATCATTAACTAGTTCTCGAACGTTCGGAAGCAGAGGTCGTGGAACGGTCACGAACTCGACGATTTCCCCGAGCTTTACCCCGTACCAAGGTCGAACGACCTCGAATTGCTTTTTACCCATGGTAACTCCTTATTAGCTAAGATCGGCCCCATAAACCACCCCGGATAGGCCCTCATCGTCCCGTGAGACTTGAATACCCATGGCCGACATGATTTGAAAGTTGTAGTTAGACTGTGGCATGAGACGAGGCAGCGGCACGGTGCCTGTCGCCATTCCTACCAAAGGAGATACGACAGACTGATTGCGTTCGTAAGCCAAGAATTCATTGCCGGAGAAAGCAAATGATTGACGAACTTCGCGGCAGGGAATAAAAGGCATGATCAATTGAAGAATGGTGCCCCCCGATAGCAGAGTCTCTCCCCCGATGATCACAGTTGCGGGTCGGTTAAGGTTTCCCCAAACTTCAGGCGATACCCACATAACATCATATGCTGCTACCTTATTCGTACGGGCTGTTTGTCCGAATGCCCCCGTGCTAAAGAAAGCCGACAGCTGAACCTGAGTGGCTGTGGTTAGGTCAAGGTTAGCACCGCCGACACCCATGTCAATTTTCGCAGTGTTGCGATGGTTACGAAGACCTTGTCCCGGATAGGATTCGACTTGAATCCTGTCTGAGCCGTCCAATAGGTAAGAAACTAACTTACGGTTAAACTTACGCAGCTTAGCCAACTGGCTATCTAGAACTAGGTCGATACCTACTGAGCTCAGTCCTGCCGCATGACGCCAGTTTACTCCATATCCAGCGGTAAAGACTGGGATGGGGTCTCCGTCGGAATTATACCCAGTATGGTCAAAACTGTACGGAGCTTGACCGTCGATGCTAATCGCCACATCATCGGCGATATCTCCGACGACATTGTACAGCTTGGCAGTTTTGCCTATTGGTAGAACAGATTGCACGGTCAGCAAATCGTTCAGGATTTCCATACCGACTTCCTGATTGCGCTGCTGAATGATTTGCAAATCAATTTCAGCCCAAAACGTACGGGATAGTCCCTGCACGTCATTACACGCCAACATATCAGGCGTCATCGCTGAGCGATGATTGGCTACCATGGAAGCTTGAGTACGGTTGAACATGTTGCGGTTAGCCCACAACTCAGTCCAGTGAGAAGCTAGACGACGGTTGGCAGTGAGAGATTCTCTGGTAAAAAACATAGCCTGGGCTCCTTATGCCTGAGCGGTAATGGTAACTGTGTCGGTTTTTGTACCGTCCGCCACACTGGTTGCTGTCATGACTGAAGTACCTGCAAGCAGCGGGGTCACGAGCCCGGTAGCAGCGTCGATGGTAAGGTTTGCTGGAGTGCCTGAAGTCCAAATGACCGCACTTGATGCCTCAGCCGGAAGAACGGTAGCGGTCAATGTCATCGTTTCCCCTTCACTGATGTCCAGTGTGGTGGCTTCCTGATCAATGGAAACCGAAGAAACAGCTGGAGCTGTACCCAAGGTCCGACAGCGAATCCTGATGTAGTCAGCTGCCCCAAGAGTCACACTGTCTTGAACGAAGCCAATGATGTTGGTACCTGATGGAGCCGCCTGACCGCCTGACCCGACGTAAACCGGGTCATCCTTTTTGTAAGTGCCGGCAGCAACATATACTGCGAATTCTCTGCCTTCTTCAACATAGTTTCCGATGGCTGAATGTCCGGCAGGAATAACGTCTGAAATAGACAATCCCTCATGATGAGCAACATCGATCACGTAAACTCTTCCCACAGACCCCGATGAGGCCACTGCGAATTTGTCGTTATTGTCGATTATCGCAAAGGTTCCTGGACGAAGATTAACCGAGGCAAGACGGGTTTCAGTTTTGTAGAGGGATTTTCCGTCAATATTGACGCGACTATAGCGTGCCATGATTACTTACCTCCGAAGTAGGTTGCAGGATCTGGGGCTCCGGTTTCTTCATCCCCGGGGGCCACTCCATTAACGATAGGAGTGGCCGTGCCGAGAGCCTTGAACAAGGTGTCCAATGCTTCACCAGATAAGGCATTAGCGATTACTTCCCCGTGAACGGCCGCCACTGCTTTTCTCTTTTCATCTTCTTCGGCCCGAGAATGGGCCTGGATCGAGTCAGACAATAACTTATGGTTGGTTTCCAAAGCCGAAATTTTCTCAACAATGGGGTTCAGCTGCTCGGTCATGTTAGCCGCAACAGCAGCGCCGATGTCAGCAACGAGACCGGCCTTTTCTTCAGGTGTAAGAGGCATATCGCCCTCCAAGGTAATATCAGGCCGGGCCTGATGGTTAAAAAAACTTTTAAACGAGTTGGTGAAGGCAGCAACCCAAGACTCTTGTCGGGTTACTCCGGTTCCGGTATCGGAAAAGGTAATAAACCCCCCGGAATCCTCATATCCGTAAACTTCGCTGAGTCCCCCATTACGAATAATGATGACCTGAGAATCAGTAAAATCCGCGACCCACGCGTAATCGTCGTTACTAACCGCCCAGCGTTTGGCAGCGGCTTGAGAGATCCGCTGTTCGAGTTCTCGGTAAGATTCCCCCACCAAGACCCCGGAGTTAGCAGCCAAGGGTGTGGCTTGATCCGCATTAACCATCAGCCCCACACCTTGTTCCGGGGTGGCGGCTCCAACCTCATCCAACAGAATCGCGTCGTGATCTACTGAATGTATTTTGGCCACCCAATCGTACCCCTTCGAGCCAGCTGGGGCCTCCAGTTGGTCTAGAAATACCGCGATGCTAGTATGGATCGGGGGAACATCATTGCCAGCCTCCAGGGCTGCTACACGCTCCAGAAGACGAATACCATTTGGGTGACGACTGGCCACCTCGATATCGACCCATTTCTCAACGAAGACCCGGTTTCCTGACTTTTTTACGTTCCGGTTCCAAGCACCGATGTGTCCTTGGTTAATTCCCTCGGGGGAAAACGCCGAGACAAACCGCCCCTCTACCACCGGGTGGCCCAGCGGGGCCAAGGTTCCCTCGATCCCCTTATAATGAGCGTCGATTTCGCTGGAGGGATAAAGACCCCCATTCATCACGACATTAGCCGGTAGTGTATAGCTGGGCAGCACTAAGTGCTCACGTCCGTTATACATCTCACGTCGGATGGTGGAGGAGTTCACTTTGGTGGTGATGTTTACCTGCACCTGCTCACTTGCGGCGGAGCGGTTCACGTGTAAAGTGCCGTGGGTTTCTCGATACTGAACTCGTTTCATGGTCTTTATCCTCTCGCCCAAGCGCCTGGACTGGTTTTCTTCATTAACTGCTTCGTCTTCCGAGCCCGCTCCACGATGGAAGGAACTAAAGGTTCTCCGTCATCACCTAGTAGTATGAAGGTTTGACTGCACTTACAGTTGATGCTGTTCCCATCCTCCGAATACCAGTCTCGAACCTGGTCGACTGAGTATAGCCTTCCGTGCCTCGCGGCATGCGTGGGCCTAGTGGTGGGACTAAGCGCAGACAGGTGAAGTTCTTTCCCTACCAGCCCATATCGTTCCGCGGCTTCCTCATCTTCATCCCACCTGGCCCTCCTGAGTGCAGTATTTACTTCGGTTCTAGCTATCTTATTGGCCCTTCTTTCTTCTATACCTGATTGCTCAGTTAAGTTACGGGATATATCCCGGGGATTCAAACCTCTACCAACGCCATCAGCCAGTATCCTACCCATGTCAGCTTTCACTTCCCCGGATAAGTTCTTCATCTCTTCAAAAGACCTAGACCTCACCAAAGCTATACGACGAGCATAAGGGGGAGACCTAAGTAGGTCTCGTAATTCTCCAACATCCGCTCTATAGGATACAGATTGGGCTGATAAATTGGAGTAAGACTGAGCCGTACCCCTTTGATAAGCAGTTTCTACATACTCATTTAAGAACCAGTTTTCCCGCTCGCTACGACCTAGAAGAATGGAGTTCACAATAGAATCCAGGTTGGAGTATACTGCCTCTATGAGAGTAGCATCGATTAGAAAAACATATTTTTTATTAATCACCGGTCTAGAAGGAATCGTCTTCAATACCCTGATATATTCCCGGTTGATCTGACGAATACGTTTTCCAAATTCCTTCATGGCGCTTCGCTCCAGACGGCTCGCCCCAGTGGGGTCTCGTGGAGTGCCGGGCAATATCGCTGACCGGATATTACTTATCAACATCTTCTTCCTCGGTTTCTTCTTGGGTATCGTACCCCGCCGCCTCGCGGATCTCGTCTATATCGAATACCATCTGCCCTGTGGCCAGGGAGATGTTATTGATTTCGCTCATGGTCTTAGCTGAGGCCAATCGCTCTGCCGAGGTCGACTCGTTTAGGTCGTCCCACATCACCGTAAACTCGAGAACTTGATCTACCGCCTTGATTCTAATCAGGTGCTCTATCAGCAGGGATATTTCCCCGCTTAACTCTTCTCGACGGGACTGCAACCGAGAGTTAAAGTACTTTTGGTCCTCGGTGCTGGCCCGCTCTCCAGTTTGCATACCGACCAGAATCTTCGTCGGAATGTCCAGCGCGCAGGCAGCCGTTTGAAGGTTGATATTATATGTCGGGCTTGGGTCGGTTACGGGAGCAACCAATGGNGTGGTACTGGCTCCCTGAGTAATGAGCAATAGATCATTCGCCCGGTTCATATCTCGGGCTGCGTCGTTGAACTTCTCGTGCAACTGATCAATATCAACTCCGTACATCGCCGCGATGTCGCGCAGGTTGATGTCCTTATCGAAGTTTACAGCCAGTTGACGAGCGGCGTTTTTCAGGAAGCTCTCTCCAGAACCGCCCTCGACCTTCTCCAGGCTCACAAACGAGTTATACGCGGGCTCTAGGAACCCTATTCCGTCTCGGTCACCAAGGATGAAGATACGGTCGGGGTGTACCTTCAGGTCTCGTCCTGAGCTAACCCCATCTACTCCGGATTCTCTATATTGCCAGTACTGAGGCTCGCCAAACTTCGGAGACTGGGGGTTGTTAATAAAATCTATGGGTTTCAGCGAGCCAGACCACACTGGGTATAAACTTCTCAATTACTGATGCCCGGCTGACGGGCTGATCCCAAGACTGGCTATCTCGAACCTGGATCAATAGCGCCGAGTAGCGCCCTACCAAGCGACGACGGTCAGCCTCAGAGAATGCCTTCCAAATATGAACCCTATGCAGAGGCTTGAGCTTCCGTTCCCAATCGGTTTCCTTCTTGGCCCCATCTTGGTCGTCGCCCTCGATGACCCAGGGTTTTGTTTTCCAGCACCCGGAGATGATCTTCTCGACTGCCCCATGGGCTAGGCCCCCTCGTCGATACAGATTATAGAAGTCCCTGAACTCTAAGCTATCGGGCCACCCATATTCACACCATGCCTGAGGACGTTTGCTGTCCGCCGGAGCTCCGAGGAGTGACATCCGTTGACGAGCCATCTTTAACTCGTTCAGAGCATGATTTACGGCGAGGTCGATCTTGCTCATTGTACGTTCCCAGCCATCATGAATGACTCGTCTTCTGGGTGAATGACCAAGCGANCCCAAAACTCGAGTACTCTCGGTCTTTGTACCATCCAGCGAAGCGGGTTTTAAAAAAGGCCATTATCGTCTCTTGGGTAACAGCAGACCAACGGAATGCCGGTTCTTCATAATTGGTTCGAGTGCATAACGTATTGCATCCCAACCGTGGTTGTACTGATCGACGATCATGTCGAGTACCTGACCAGACTTGCTATCTACTTTGTAACTGTAGAGCCTAGCTTCTCGCTGCATTTCTTCGCATCGTCGATGAATCACTATCTTACGGAATGAGCGAATAAACTCTACCCCGTCCTCGACCGATCCTTTACCTTTCGTACAGGCTACGGTGCGAGGTATTCCCTTGCGAGCAAGGTAACTGATGGACTCAGGCCTTGCATTATCAGCACGAAGCTCATGACGTTCTACCCCCGGCAATTCGGTTTTTAGAAACTGGGGGGTATCATCCAGCTCCAGGGCTACCTTGAATGCTTCATATTCGATGAATAAACAATTATCATTAATCCACAACTTGACCCCGGCCAGTGCCGAGGAGGAGAACCCAAAATCAAGCCCATAATAAGGACCATCCCAGTCAGGGCCTGGCGTGAATTCATCGACCACCCACTTACCTGCGAATATTTGCGCCTTGGTCTTCTTGTTGTGTTCCCCGAGCCACACATGGCCGAATGCGTCTGGATTATGCTGCCGATCGTACTCCCGTTCGATTACCAGGTTCTCTGGTAGAAATGGGTTATCCACCGAATTGACATGAACTAACGCAGTGCCTTGGGGAGGATCCCCGCCACAAAGTAATTGCTCGATGGCATCGGTGGGTTGATCAGGGTTCCAGGATGCCCACACCTCAGAGTCATCTTCCCGGAAAACCGTAGGTCGTAATAGTTTTAGCGACCGATCGCTTAGGGAGTTTGCCTCCTCAATCCAGGTACGTCTCATGCCTTCAAGGGATTTGATTGACTCGGCCGTGTGGTCTTGCATCCCCTGGAAGAGAAACATGCCATCCCCCCCTTTGCGGTAGATCACGTCTCGCTGTACGTCGAACAAGTGGCCGACACCCAGACGTTTGATCTTGCCCTCGATCAGTCGCTTGGCCGAGTAGCGAATGGACTTCTGGATCTCCCTAACACACAGAAACGGGATGTCCTTATCACAGATCATCTCCTCGACGGCCAGCTCTGCAAAGAAGTGCGACTTACCGGAACCCCTCCCCCCTTTAGCTGCTCGGTACCGAAGCTTAGGCTCCAGTAGTGGAACAGCCCAGTAAGGGGTGGCAATATCTAGCGAGCTCATTTTTTGGGCATTATCACAGTACGAGTGACGGTAGTCGGGGTCATCGAGCCGTCGCCTGAGCGATGATCGGTCTCGATTTTATCAGTCCACTTAAAGCGGTTCGCCATATAACGATTAAACATCCCGGCGTTGGCTTCCTTCGTGTACATGGAGTTGGTAAACTGCTTCTCCCAGTACGCCTCGCTGGCGGTCCTAGCCCTTAGGAGAGCGGCTGCGAAGTCCTCCCGTTGCTCGGCCCAGTTATAGACCGTCTCTGTAGCTACACCGATTGAAGCTGCGAATTGAACGATAGATCCACCCTTGGCCATGAACTCGTATACCCGGTCGATGAACTCTGGGCGATATTTCCCGAGAGCTCCCCGGGTGATATCAACCTCAGTTCTTAGACGTCGTCTTGCCATGTGGGCCTCCAAAAGCAAAAGCCCCGATCGGTCAAGATCTGTGGGGCTTGATATTCCAAAGATGTAAGAGGTCAGAGCATGATGCTTACCTCCAATCGGGGAAGGGAACCTCGGGAATATACACCTTTTTAACCCACTGATTGCACCTTGTCCATGCCGATTGACCCGTTCGCGCCCTATGAAATAAAATATTTTGTAACAAAATGTTAAAAACTAGCTCGTGGCGGCTTTTAAAACCTCGGGGACTAGTATCCCCTAGGGGGGTTTATAACGCGGGGCGTAAGGGTACCGCAAATGGCCTCGTACGGACACAAGAAAGCCCCGAGAGGGGTCAGGGTTAGGAAAAAGGGCCTGGTTTGATTAGTTGACGCAGTTAAAGTGGAAGTGCATGCCGGCTTGTATGGCACTTTCACCGATGAACAGAACTCCATACCGGATAGCCCCGTCGGCTTTAGGTGAAGCGCCTTCCACAGGGACTACTATGTACCGGAGGGGTGTCAGCGTAGGACTGATTTTCACCGAGGAGCTTCTCCACTGCCATGACAGCGTTCTTCTGAGTGGCGTAGGTTTTAGTGAACTCGATGTTGAGAAGG